GCTTTGAATAGGGAAGGTCACAGCCGTACCTTGAGATGCAAACTTCTTTAAAAAGAGGTCAGCATACTCCGAGGTTACCCCATCACGTAAGATTGGGGTCCTCGAGGCCTGAAGGGAGCCTAATAGAACCGGGTTCTTTCTTAAGAACCTTTCTACGGCCCAACAAGACAGTCGGTCGCTGGCGGACGATAAGTCCACTGTTGCACTTCTGTCTTCTCCAGGTCCTTTGGTCGACTGCAGCAATACCATATCTTGCGAGAGTTTCTGGTTCGAAAGATCCAAAAACCATCCCAGACGGGTAGTCCGCATCCTCTCCACTAACCAGCGGAGTGTTATTTGCTGGCACCATTGATTGGCTACCGGCTCCGAGGCTATTAACCTCGGTTTCGATAACGTCTTTGGTACCGCAATTAACTTGGATGTTGTGACTTCTTTCCATTGATCGTACTCCTGTGTGTTGTCAAAACGATAACACCCGAAGGCGTCATGTGGAAAGACACGCTGCAGTCTCTCTGACCAATTTGGCAGAGCATACTTATCAGCATGTCTGCTCAGGTCAGAAACGGCACCCTTGCCGTGACTTAGGTAACGCCCGGTTGTACTTGCTTCCCCGACTGAGTTTGTGAACTCATAGGGGTCGAAGTAGCCGAGTTCTCCTGCGATCGAATCACAGATTCTCTGTAATCGATGCGTGAGGAGTTCGATGCGCTGTCTGGAAACCGGTAACCCGGTACCAGTGCAGCCATTATAAGAATCCAGACTGTCACGAAAGTGAACAGTACTGAGACTCCCAAAATGATCGAACTCTTCGTCGGACCATAAAAGGTCCGGGTCTCGGAGTAATCCTTCGACATTATAGTACTCCTCTACCGCGATACTCTTGCGGCGGTTGGAGCACTCAAGCTCTACCTTCTTGAAAAAGGAGCAAAGCTCCTTCACCATTAGGATAGAGTTGATGTCCGGATCGTTCCTAAGAATACCCTCACTATCGAATATCCGTAGCCAGAGTCCCGAGAATAATCTCGGCACCCTGACCCTTTTAGAAACCGCATGTGATAGCGGTCCTTCAAGGACAAGACGGCCCTTCTCAAGTCCCTCGTGTAAGAGGTTCTCGAGATGTGGGAGGTCTATCATCAACGATGATAGTCCTCTATTCACAATAAGGGAGAGCAACCTCTGCTCGTCGAGAGCGAGGCTACCCATCTTCGGGTACGCCCCACGAACATCTCTGAAGAGTTCGTGGAGAACCGCCTGAGCATTGGCAACAAGGCTTTTCATCATAGGGAATCCTTTCGGCTTTCCGTGGTGAATCCAAGTCTGTTACCAACTACAAGAGCATCTGGGTTCTACCCAGATTGGTTAACTCTCGTAGTTCAGCAGCTTCGTGATGTTCGCTGAGGTAAGAAACCCAACGAATCC